CGTCTTCTACCAATATCTGTAAAATCCCAATCTTCAAATAGCTTTCTAATATCATCAGCATTAAAGTGTGGTATCTTTTTACCTTCTATTAATTTCTTTGCAAAGGTAGTTTTACCAGATCCAGGTAAACCAAATATTAAAATTTTATGTCCCATGAGATATATCTATTTATTATTTCTTTAGGTAACCATTCTTCTATAATAATTTTATTTTTATTTATTTTATCTGTTCTTATTTTATGATAATTACTTTTTAAATAAGAATCATCATAATAAATTTTATTTACATTATATTGTTCAATTCTTTTTAAATTTGGTTTTTGATATTTAATGTTTAAAAAATTACATATATTTTTAATTACATTATATGGATCGTTTACTAAATCATCATAATAAAATACTTTATAATTTTCTTTTTTATTAATTAAATTTTTAATTGAAAAATAACCTTCTGATACAAAACTATTATACATTAAATTATCACAATATTTTACAGGGTCTTTTGGTTTATCTAATTTAACAATAGACGCCAATACTTCTAAAAGAGGTCTATATAAAATAATAAATTTTGTTTTTGGAACCATATCTTTTAAATAACTATAAAAAGGTTCATGTCCCCAGGGTCCTCTATCAATTATATTATCTTTTTTCCAAAGCTTATAATAATTATTTAAAAGATTATCTATTACGTTATTTATTGATTCATGATCTGGAAAAGATTTAAAATTTAGATGTTCTTTACAGCTTATAATAGAATGAACAATATTAGGAACTACACTATATGGAGATACTAATATTTTTTTATTTTGATTTAATAAAGAGCCCAATAAAGTATTACCTGTTCTTGGTAAACTACATAGAAAATAAAAATTTTTATTTTCCATATTAAAAATAATTAATATTTATATTAATTCTTACTTTTTCATCCGTGCAATTCTCTGAATCATGTTCTATAGATGGATCAAAAAATAAAATCCTATTCTCAACAGAATCTATTTTAGTTCCATCTTTTAATAAAGTTCCACCATTATTAGTATTAATAGAAAAAACAGCTCCTTTGTGTTTAAACGTATAATCTACATGCATTTCATTTATATCTTTAATATTTTGGTTTGGATAAAAATTTGCCTTAACTCTCATTAATGATTTTATATCTATAAATTTTAATAAATTTTCTTTTATCATTTGATAAAAAGCACTATTCGGTTCTTTTTGAAAAAATAAGTGTTGCATGTAAAATAATCTTCCTTCACTTTTTTTTGGAAAAGTTATATTTGGATAATAATACCAAGGAAAATCACGGCTTAAAATAATATTTTTAATATTAAGAAAATTTTCTTTAGGTAAAAAATTATCTATAACTTTATATTTTATTTTTTTCATTTTAAAATAAAATCAGACACAAGAGTATATCTTGGATTCTTTTTACATATAGTTTCTGGTGGCATTGTAGTAGAGTGTGGAAGTTTACCATTAAAAATTATTAAAGAATTTTCTTCTCCTGGAATTATAAATTCTTTTTGATCAACATTAAAATAAGTTCCAAACTCTTTATATAAATTTTTTATATAATATACGGTAGAAATATCTGTATTATGAGTATGTATACAATATGTTGATTTAGATTTTACAACATTTGCCCAACAACTATGCAAAACATAATGTTTTTCAAAATTATTAATTAAGTTATTTAAAGAATCAAAGTAATTTTTCCAATGTTCTTTATTTTTATATTTATTAAATAAATCAGGATATGTTTGATATTTCGGAACGGTAGGACAGAAATTAGTTTTAATTTCAAAATCAATATCTTTTAATATTTTTTTAATATTAGTTTTTGATAAAAAATTTTTAACAACAATAAAATTATTATCAAACATGTTAATATTTTTCATTTTTTCCACCAAAAGATAATTGTTTTTCTATCTTTCTTTTTAACTTTTTTTACTCCATGATATGTAGCACTGCCATCAAAAATAGTCAACATTCCTTGTTTTGGTTTAATTGTTTCTTTTTTTGTATAAAATTCACCACCTTCAAAGTCATCATTTAAATATATTAAACTGTTGTATTTACTATTTTCTGTTCCTCTTCCTGCATGTATATGCAGTTCACCTTCTGATCCTTCGTTCCAATTTTGTAATTGCGCTTGACCTATATCAAGATTTAAACCTAATTTTGTTTTAAAAAAATTAATAGTTTTATCTACAATTGAATCATTAGTTATATCTACTGTTCTAGTTGGCCAATCAAAATTTCCAGGACCAAGATTTCTTATTAAAGAAGCATAATACTCACAGTCTTCTTTAGATAAATATTTTTTAAAAACTTTAACTTCTTCTTTTTTAAAAATCATCTCTTAACAAGAGGTCTTTTAAAAAATTCAGGTAAACCAAGATGTGGTCGTGCATCAAATATATTATCGTGAGCCCCTGGTGTAGCAGCATTTGTGTAATGTAAAAATACTTGTCCGCAATCTTTTCCTTCAAATTTTTCTCTCCAATGTTCTAATAAATCTCCTCTATAAATTAACATATCTCCAGGTTTTAAATTTATTTCTACTCCTTTTGAATTAGATGCACTATAATATTTTACTTCATTTCGTCCTTCTTTTTTAACAACATCAAATCCTTCTTCTTGATTTGGATTAAGATATATAGGCCATTTATCTCCACCTAAATTTAACGTAGTAGAAAACTCACAACTAAATCTATCTTTATGTCTTTTTAAAATATCTCCATTTTTATATATTCTAGCATAAGAATAATTTTCTAATAATTTTACACCTGTATGTTTTTCCATTAATGGTTTTAACCTCAATAATAAAGTTTCCATTGCAATATCCGAGTAATGTGCATATGTATTTGGAACTTGTTGTTCTTTCCATGTTCCATGCATTTTTTCACTTGGAGCTATTGATTTAGTTTCAAATAATGTCCTAGCGACCTGCCTTTTCATTAAAAAATAATTAAATAAAAAATTAGCTAATTCTTTTGATATAGCTTCTTTAACTACAACATATTTATTTTTTTTAAAACTCATAATATTTCTATAATTGCTTGCCTTTCTCCAAAGGCTCTATATGTATATTTAATTTTATTTTTTTTAACATATTCTTGCCAAGCTTTATATTCATTTTCTTGCCAATTTATATAACCCATATATTCATCAAATAATAATATACAACCTTTTTGTAATCTTTTTTTATCTATACAATCTAAAACATCTTTTGTTGATTCATATGTATCACAATCTATATGAATAAAAGATATATGTTCTTTATGTTTTTTAAAAAATTCAGGTAAAGTATCTTTAAACCAACCTTTAATTATTTTTACATTTTTATTTAATATAGGAATTTGATTATTTAAATTTAAACAATTTTTTCCAAACCACCCGCCTTTCCAATCTTCCTGCATTCCTAAAAAACTATCAAATCCATACCATGTTATGTTTTTTAACATGTTTGAAAAATAATTTAAAGAATCACCTTTATAAACTCCAAATTCTAAATGAAGACCTTTTTTATTTATTTTTGATAAGGCAATGTCCCACCATCCAAAATCTGCAAACATAACACTATTTTTAAATTTTTTAATATAATCAACAGATTCTTTAATAGCTTCATCTGTCAAAATGTCATAGGGTCTTTTATAAATGTAAAATAAATCATTTGTATTAACTTCTTTTGCTATTTTCATTTTCTTAAAATTACATTTGGTACTGCTTGGCAATTCCAATGTATAAATCTAAAAGGTTCTTTTCCATGATCAACTGAAAATGAATGTGGAACATAACTATTAAATATCATCATTGTCCCTGGTGTAGTTTTGAAAAAAACAGCATCTAATGCATGATTAATCCCTGGTTTTATTGGCAACTTAGTCATAAGAGCCCCTGGTCTAGGATCATGAAATGTTGGACACGAAGTATGTTCAGAAGATTTTAAAAAATAAAAACCTGAAACATGATTATTATAATGAACATGTGTTTCATGATGTCCTCCTTTTTTTGCAAATTCTTGCACCCACATTTCTGTAAAAATGAGTGTGTGATTAGTAAGATCAAAGTTTTGATTAACTAAAAAATCGTAAGATCTTTGTCCTACATATTGAACAAAATCTTTTATTCTAATATCTTGTTGTATTTGAAGGGAATGATGAGAAAAACCAAAATCTTTATTATTTTTTGTTAATTCTTTATTTTTATCTTTTGCAGCTTTAATATATTCATCACAAGGAATTTTAAGTTGTTTTAAAAATTCAGGTTTTTTTTCCATCCACACAGGTGTTGAAAAATAAAGTTCTTCTTTAAATGTTATTTCTTCTATTTTATTTTTTTTCATATTATCTAAATGGATATCCAAGGTTCCAAATAACCAATGAATATCTTGTTCCTTTTGTTACTGGTTTAACTCTATGCCAAACATGAGAGGGAAATACTACGATAGATCCTCTTGGTTTAATTTCATTACAAGTTAAAATATTTCTTTTTTTACTTTTATTAGGATCTTCATTTCTACAATCAAATTCTAATTCTCCTCCTTTATAATCACTTGGATCAGATAAACTTACTGTAACAGACAATTTTCTAATTTTATTGTGAAAATTTAAATCATTCGGAGAATCATAAGGAACGTTCCAACTATCACAGTGCCAATCATAATATTGATTTAATTTATATTTTGTAAATTGACAAGGTTCTGACCAATCCCAATCAAAATTCCATCCAGATGCTTCATTTGCCGCATGTATAAAAGGATGTATTTGATTATAAACCCATCTATCATCAAAAAAAGCAACG